CCGGATCACAAGTGCCGATGCAAGGGCATTTGTGATCCAGGAGTGGCGCTCCATTACGGAGGAAAATTTCGAAAACAGTCCCTTGCTTGGCGGTATTTGTTCGTCAACAAGCATTTCAAGCAAGGAAATGATCTTTTGCAAATCCTCCCTGTCAGGACCGCCGTCAGTTTCTGCTTTCTGGCGCATTTGATCTATCGAAGCCGTGTTGAAGTTTAACTCGGCAATACCTTGTGTGCCAATGATCGAGCCGGTAGCGGTTCCGATATTGAAGATTACAGCACTGTTTGTCGCCTCCTGAGAGTATTCGGACTGTGATTTATAAAAGCAGTCAAGTGATGAAGCGCTTCCGTGCAGATAGCTGGTTTTTGTGTCAAAAACATAATACCGCTCGTTTTGACCGTTTATCAGCCAATCTCCAACCTTGATATCGCTGTTGGGCATAAAGCCAATAAAGGCGCGGCCTGTCAAGGAATCATGATTTTCGAGACCGTTCAGTTCAGCGATGATTGTTCCATTTCGTTCTATCCTAAATGGATGACCATGCATCTTTAGAAATCTGACAAAAACATCATTTAGCACTATACTCACCCCCTTTCCAAGGGGAGTATATCACACGCAAATATGGTTCGCAACCCATCAACAGACCTGCAAAGGAAGGAGAACCTATCGATGAAAAAAGAACTCATTTATCACAGCACCCGAGAAGCTCCGGCAATCATGTCTCTTGAGCAGACAGCGATCCTTCTCGGTATTACTCCCGAATGCGCCAAGTCCCGCGCTCAGCGTGGAGATCTCCCCGGCGCATTCAGATCCGGCAAGAGCTGGCGCGTCGACAAGGAGGTACTCGTTGAATCCTTCGGTACCCGTCAAAGATCCAACGAGCATACAACAGAAACCACCGAGCTTACCGCTGCTGTTCGCGCCCTGCTGGACGCTTTGAGCCGGGCTTCCGCATAAAGACAGGAGGAATCAAAATGAAGATCACCAGAGGTCAGGCGACCACTATCCGCGCCATGGCGATGGACGAAGCATCCAACGCCCAGATTGCAGCGGCGACCGGTCTGCCGCTCAGCGAAATCTACGCATTCCGCAGCCGGAACAACATCACCCGCGACAAGGTCAAGAAACTTCTGTGCGGAAAGAGCGTAAAGAAAGCCGGCACGACCGCTCCGAAGCTGCCGGTCGAAATGGACGACGCCTTGACCGCTATCGTTACCAAGTGCGGCGGCAAGCTCGATGCCGTTGTCGAGTACATATTGGCTGCAAGTGCCGACGAGAAGGTCTGCAAGTATTGTGCTGCAACGACCGTCGAAGAGTGTTGCAATCGCAACTCATGCGCCCGGGCCGTCGCAGCCTGTCTGAGGGAGCGTGATGGTCATGCTTAGAACCGTGCTCTACGAAATCCTCGGTGCCCTCGAGTTCGCCGGCTTCCTCGCTGCTCTTGGCGCTGCCTGCGTCTGGATATCGCGGATGCCGTGGTACCGTCGGCTGAACGAGAAACTGTGTCCGGAGGTGAGTGATGATGAGTAAACATCGATTTTACGCAAAACACGCTATAAACAGGATCGATCGTTACATCTATCCTAGCATAGCATACTGGATGAACAGAACCGGCCGCAGCGCTACGATGCTTGCAGAGGAGATCGGCGTCACTCACACAACGCTATGTATGTACATGACCGGCAGGCGAGAACCCAAAATGTTTTTCATCCTCGATATTCTGCGGATCACCGGCATGACATTCGAGGAAGCGTTCAGGAGGAGAGAAGAATGACCCACCAGACATTCACGCCAGAGGAGCTCGCAGAGCTCGCCGCATTCGACGCTGAGGTTGACGCTGAGGTCGACGCAGCTATCGAGGACGAATACATATCAAAGTGGCTGGACGAGCTGGCTATTATGGATTCTCTGGATCACAAGCAGGCTCACAAACGTCGTCACCGGCGAGCCTACTATGAAGCCCACAAGGGCGAGATCGCTGAGAAGATGCGAGCCTACTATGAAGCCCACAAGGGCGAGATCGCTGAGAAGATGCGAGCCTACAGGGAAGCCCACAAGGACGAGATCGCTGAGAAGATGCGAGCCTACAGGGAAGCCCACAAGGACGAGATCGCTGCTTATCAGAAAGAGTACCAGCGCGAATATCGCAAGGGCAAGCGTCGCCGTCAGCACGTTATTGTAAGCGAAATAGAAAACGCCGCCTCCGGAACCGCGAATTCCGAAGACGGCAAAGCCAATAAATGACACCGCTATTATAGCGGAGAAAGCGAGATTTGTCAAATGTCTGACTACATCATCAAAATCGAACCGAACCACCGCCCTCGTCTCGTTGAGTGTGACAAGCTGACACTTGAGTATATGCAGACCATGGTCGAGGGAGACGTCGAGGTCACCGACGCGTGCCGCGACCTGCAGTACAAATACCCTCATTTGAGGACTGCAAGCAATGCAGATGGAAAGTTTTTTGACCTAGAAGGAAACCTCGTTGCGTCTATACTTCATTCCGTTGCCCAGGGCATGATTTACGGCCCCGCGTTGCTGATAATAGAAGAAGATGGCGAACGGCGCCCCATGACCGAAGCCGAAGCAACCGACATCCGCGAGACAATTGAGAATTGCTTCGACATCGAATTCGAGGAGGGCGAGGAAGAATGAGCACCAAAATAACCCGTCTGGAGATCGAGAACGTCAAGCGCGTCCGTGCTGTTGCTCTTGCTCCCGATCAGAACGGTCTGACTATCATAGGAGGCAAGAACGGACAGGGCAAGACCTCCGTCCTTGATGCCATTGCCTGGGCACTGGGCGGCGACAAATACCGCCCCTCCGGTGCCCAGCGCGAAGGCTCGGTCATTCCGCCGATGCTGCACGTGGAGCTGTCCAACGGACTTGTCGTCGAGCGCCGGGGAAAGAACAGCGACCTCAAGGTCATTGACCCCAACGGCAACAAGGGCGGTCAGACCCTGCTCAACGAGTTCATCGAGCAGCTGGCTCTCGACCTGCCGAAGTTCATGCAGTCCACGTCAAAAGAGAAAGCCGGCACGCTGCTGAAGATCATCGGCGTGGGCGATCAGCTGTACAAGCTGGAGCAGCAGGAGCAGACGCTCTATAACCAGCGCCACGCCATCGGTCAGATCGCCGATCAGAAAAAGAAGTACGCTGCCGAGCTGCCCGAATACCCCGACGCGCCGAAAGAGCCGGTGTCTGCTTCGGAACTTATCCGTCAGCAGCAGGCAATCCTCGCCCGGAACGGTGAAAACCAGCGTAAGCGCGACCATCTGGATGCCATCACCGCTCAGTATCATCAGCTTTGCTCGGAAATAGCGGAGATGTACACACGGATCCAGGGAATGGAAAACCGCCGTGACGAGCTGTCAGCAGATATGGCTATTGCACAGACCGACACCGCTCAGCTGGTGGATCAGTCAACCGCAGAACTTGAGCAGAACATCGCCGACATCGAGCAGATCAACATCCGTGTCCGCGCCAACCTCGACAAGGAAAAAGCCGAGGAGGACGCAAAGGAATATCAGGCTCAGTACGACGGTCTGACCGCACAGATCGAGGATCTCCGCGACCAGCGCATTCAGCTGCTCGCCGGCGCGGACCTTCCGCTGCCCGGACTGTCGGTGCAGGACGGTGAGCTGATATACAACGGCGCACGCTGGGACTGCATGAGTGGCGCGGATCAGCTCCGTGTGGGTACCGCCATCGTCCGCAGGCTCAATCCGAAATGCGGCTTTGTGCTCATCGACAAGCTTGAGCAGATGGACACCGACACCCTGCGTGAGTTCGGCGAATGGCTGGAAGCTGAGGGGCTGCAGGCCATCGCCACCAGAGTGAGCACGGGAGACGAGTGCAGCATAATTATCGAGGACGGTTACGCCACCGGTGCCGTGACCGACACCACCTCCGACGCACCGGCAGGAGGTTACTGGCAATGAACATATCAAGTGGAAAAATCATGAGCGCCCAGAAGGTGGTGCTCTACGGCCCCGAGGGCATCGGCAAAAGCACCTTCGCTGCGCAGTTCCCTGACCCCGTTTTCATCGACACCGAGGGCAGCACCAGACACATGGATGTGCGTCGGTTTGACAAGCCGTCCAGCTGGACGATGCTCACGGAGCAGGTCAGCTATGTGCGCGATCACGTCGATGTGTGCAAGACCCTCGTCATTGACACCGCCGACTGGGCGGAGCTGCTGTGTATCAACGATATCCTTGCGCGCTACGACAAGAAGGGCATCGAGGATTTCGGCTATGGCAAAGGCTATGTATATCTGGCGGAGCAGTTCGGCAAGCTGCTCAATCTCCTTGAGGAAGTCGTCAGCCGCGGCATCCACGTCGTCCTTACCGCCCACGCAAAGATGCGCAAGTTCGAGCAGCCCGACGAAATGGGAGCCTATGACCGCTGGGAAATGAAGCTGTCCAAGCAGACAGCGCCCATGGTCAAGGAATGGGCGGATATGGTTCTGTTCGCATCCTACAAGACCATCGTGGTCAAGGACGGTACCGGCGAGCACACCAAATCCAAAGCCCAGGGCGGAAAGCGCGTCATGTACACCAGCCATCACCCCTGCTGGGATGCCAAGAACCGCCACGATCTGCCGGAGACCATGGACTTTGATTTCAGAGCCATCGCCCACTGCTTCCCATCGGGGGCAGCCATCGCCGAGCAGACACCGCCGCGACAGCAGAGCGTTCTATCTGACAGTAATGCACACAACGTGACAGGAGTACAGCCTGAATCAGGTGTAAACTCCGGTTTATCCGAAGGTACACCCGATTCTTCCCGGACAGACATTCCCAAAGCACTCAGCGATCTGATGCACGCCCACAACGTCAGCGACGATATGATCCGCACCGTGGTTTCCGAGCGCGGATACTTCCCGTACTCCACGCCCATCGCCAGCTACGGCGAGGATTTCATCAACGGCGCTCTGATCGCCGGCTGGAATCAGCTGCTGCCGCTTCTGGAGAATGTCAGAGACATAAATTTTTGATTTAAGGAGACAACGATAATGGCAGAATTTACATCTGTTGATCGCGAATTCACATGGGACGACACCATCGAAAACGAGGGCAGCGAATTTACGCTGCTGCCCGATGGCGTCTACCGTTTCACCGTTGAGAAATTCGAGCGCGGACGCAGCTCCGGCAAGGGCAAGATCCCTCCCTGCAACATGGCGCTGCTCACCCTGCGCGTGTCCGACGTGGCAAACCGCAGCAGAGCCGTCATTGAGGACAGCCTGCTGCTCCACACCAAGATGGAATGGAAGCTGTGCCAGTTCTTTCTCGCCATCGGTCAGAAAAAGCACGACGAGCCTCTGCGCATGAACTGGCAGACCGTCCCCGGCAGCTCCGGCTGGTGCGAGATAACGACGGAGACATGGACGGGCAACGACGGCAAGGAGCGTCAGTCCAATCGCATCGCCCGTTACATCGATCCTGCCGATGCCCCCGAGTATAACGTCGCCCCCTCTGCGCCTTCTCAGCCTAACAGCTTCTGGAATAACTGATGGAAGCGGTACAGAAAATGCAGATGCGCCCCTACCAGCAGGAGGCGTTCGATTCCATATTCAGAGAATGGGAGACATTGGGTCAGCGCAAAACGCTTCTCGTTCTGCCCACCGGCTGCGGCAAGACCATCGTCTTTGCCAAGGTCGCCGAGCGGTGCGTCACTCAGGGCAAGCGCGTGCTGGTGCTTGCCCATCGCGGCGAGCTGCTGGATCAGGCAGCCGACAAGATAGCCAAAGCCTGCGGCCTTGGCTGCGCCACGGAGAAAGCCGAGCAGTCCTGTCTGGGCAGCTGGTTCCGCATCACCGTGGGCAGCGTCCAGACCCTCATGCGTGAAAAGCGCCTTGCTCAGTTTGCCCGTGACTACTTCGACACCATCATCATCGACGAGGCGCATCACTGCCTGTCCGACAGCTATCAGCGTGTGCTGGAGCATTTCGGCGACGCTGACGTGCTGGGTGTCACCGCCACTCCCGACCGCGGCGATATGCGCAATCTCGGGCAGTATTTCGACAGTCTTGCCTATGAATACACACTGCCGAGAGCCATCCGCGAGGGCTATCTGTCGCCCATAAAGGCGCTGACACTTCCTCTGCAGCTTGATCTGAGCGGCGTGTCGGTGCAGGCAGGAGACTTCCGTGCCGCCGACATCGACACCGCCCTCGACCCGTATCTCTACCAGATCGCAGACGAGATGCTGGAGCACTGCGCCGATCGCAAGACCGTGGTGTTTCTTCCTCTGGTCAAGACCTCCCAGAAGTTCCGCGACATCCTCAACGACAAAGGCTTCCGGGCAGCTGAGGTCAACGGCGACAGCGCCGACCGTGCTCAGGTTCTCGCCGATTTCGACGAGGGGAAATACAACGTCCTGTGCAACTCCATGCTGCTCACCGAGGGCTGGGACTGCCCGTCGGTGAACTGCGTCATCGTGCTGCGCCCCACGAAGGTGCGCAGCCTGTACAGCCAGATGGTGGGCAGAGGTACGCGCCTGCATCCGGGCAAGAAGGATCTTCTGCTGCTTGATTTCCTCTGGCACACCGAGCGTCACGAGCTGTGCCGCCCCGCCTGTCTGATCGCGGAGAATCCCGAGGTCGCCAAGAAGATGACCGAGAACATAGCCGAGGCAGGCTGCCCCGTCGATCTCGAGGAAGCCGAGACCAGGGCAAGCGAGGACGTCGTCGCCCAGCGCGAGGAAGCACTCGCC